ATCAGTAAGTTCAACATCACTGCTACCATAACCAGAACGAGTGGTCTGCGTGGCAGAAACGATAGGGACGTTTGCTTCGACAGCCAGTCCTCTAAGTTCTTCTGCAATTGCTTTAATATAAGAATATGAATTGACAGTGCCACCCTGGCGATACCTTTCGGAAGCACATATATTAAGGTAATCAATGAAAATAATATCAGGTCTAAATGACTTCTTAAGTGCGAGTTCATTAAGAAGTGCCCTAAAGTGGCCAGCATGTGCAGAAGCCGTAGGATATTCTTTAATTATAAGAGAACCCTGTGTTTTCTGTGCAAGGTTTGTTACCTTGTCCTCATACATCTGCTTAGGAAGATCTGTTATCTCCTGAATATTGACATTGAGGAGGTTAGCATCAATTCTCTCTGCAATTTTTTCTTCAGCCATTTCAGCCGTGATGTATAATACGTTCTTCCCGCTGAGTAGCGCGGAAGATGCGACATGGCACATAAAGAGACTCTTACCGACGCCAGTGCCAGCCAGAGCAATATTAAGTGTTTTGTTCGGGAGGCCGCCTTTTGTAATCTTGTTGAAATATTCGAGATCGAAAGCGATCTTGTCTTCCTTGCGATGGTATGATTCATATCTTGCCTCATAATCAAGTAAGTAATCGTGTCCAACATGAGAGTCAAAAGAGACTGCTAATGCTTTGGACAAAATACCTGGAATAGCATCTCTGTCTTTCTCTTTGTCCTTGCCGTCTGCAAGAGAGATCGATTCCATGAGTGCCAAATATATAGCACGGTCACGGCACCATTTCTCTGTAGTATCTACTAACCAATCAAAGTCTGTAGGGACATCCTCAAGATAACTAATCAGTTTAGTAATCTCAGTGAACGAAGTATCATTGATATCACTCCGCTTCTCTACCTCAATACAGAGAACTTCTTTCGTTGCTGGTTGATTGTATTCCTGAACAAAATTATCTATCTCTTCAAAAACAACTTTCTGATTATGTTCCTCAAAGTAATCTGCTTTGAGGAAAGGAATCACCTTACGAAGATACTCCTCATTGTACAGCAAATTTCGTAGAATTAGAATTTCAACTTTGTCCATGCGGAATATCAAATACAAATGTTATACGGGTCTCATCACCGACGTTAACCGTGCCATGAGGTAATTTATTATTGAACCAGAGCAGAGTTCCTGGTTCTACGATGACACTATCCTCACCACAAAAATACTGATACCTTCCAAGAATAGAAAGATGATATCTGTTCCGAGTGAGGTAATAAGTGCCCTCGTCAATATGTGCTCCTACATATCCATCAACAGGGAGAGAAAGAAAGCCGCACCGATGAATATCCGCATTCTTAAACTGTTTGCGTATGATCTTTCGGATCTCACTGTGATGAGAGTAGGCAGGTGTTTTGATGTTGATCTCAGAGTCCCCAACAAAGTCTTCCTTGTTACGGACCCCACCTATTATAAGTTGAAGTGCGCTAACTGGCAAGTCTGCAAATCCTCTATCAACTAAGGACTGGGAGTCCTTCAGATTTTTCTGATGGTCCCAGTCCTGTGGATACTTCTTCAGTTGTTGTATGACTTTACTTACGTTGATTCCAGTTTTAATAACCTTAATCATGAACCGTAACTAAACTCTTCCTTGGCAATCTCATCAAGTTTTTCCATTACTTCAGGAGTAAAGTAAGTCTCTGGTTCTTTGAGAATTGCTTTGGCATAGACTTTCTTGCCGCCAATTTCATAACGACCTGCTACGTTTTTCCAGAGTCCTCCGATTTCTCCCAACTCAAGAAGACCATAGTAGCGATCAAGACCGCGCTCGTCGTAATAAAGACGTACAGTAACATCCTTGTTCTCCTTACTCAAACGCGACTTTGCTGTCTTAGCTTTAATAAGATTTCCAATGACTTCTGTTCCATCCTTTTCTTTCTTTTTGCTGAGATAAATGATCGTAGACGCTGCATATTTGAGACCGCTGCCTCCGCCCATTTCTTTGGTGGGAACGTATGATCCAATGACATCGTAGGTGTGGTTGGTAACGATTAGTGGGATGTTTGCTTGACCCAACTTGAGAGTGAGCATACGGAACGCACCTTTGACAAGTTGGGATTTTGTCATATCCCTAACTTGTTTATCATCTAGTGCGTCA